CTCATCCTCAATGCATTTCACCGTCCCATCCCGGAACTTCTCATAATGCAAATTATCCTCACCTTTAAAGATAATCGTATCGTTCTTTACATCCTTAGCTTTTAATTTTCCCTCCTTTACCATCTGCTGTTTTTCTGCGCGAATACGTTCAAGAAGAACTGTTGCTGGTTCGTCATTCAAGTCTTGTGGAACCAGCTTTCCACGAATAGCCAGATCTAAAACCTTTTGACGCAATGTTTTTGTATCCATATTAGTGATCCCTTCAAACTATTTTATCCAACCGCTCTTTAAGCAGCCCTTATAAAACTGCACGTATATTGACTTCTCATCTACATATGCTATACTATAAATAAGCTAACTCGTGATGGATCCGGCTGGGTTCCCGAATGGGAGTAGGTTTATACCAAGAATTCCTTTGCCCCTAGAGTCAGCTTATTTTTTGCCTTTTTAAGCTTCTCCACAATGTTATTCGGATCTTTTTGAATCTCTCCAACAATCAGCTCTATTGCCTGCACAGAGTATGTATATGAAGGTTGCGCATACTGTTTATGAATATAGCAGTACCTTTCATTCTCTTTAATAGAGTATACCTTGTTAAATAAATTGAATATGTACTGATTCATATCAAATTTAATGCCCATCATCTGCAACCTTCGCGAAATTTCCTTAATTGCTGTTTTCATCGTATATTTATGTGTATTGTTAGGATCTTTTAATTCCTTAATAATTTTCACACCTGCATCGGCATTTTTATCTACATAAACGAAAGAAGTCGCCCTATTTTGATCTTTGGTTATAAAATGGAAGTGCTCTATCTTGATCGCAAATGATTGATTGTTTTCTGCTATCATTGGCGCTAATTGCTCGTTCGTTTCTATAATCCTTTTTGCTATCTCCTCCGGGTATTTAGCGCGAATCGTATTTTCATCCAGAGCTTTCATACTGACAGCCAGCGTCAGAAAATTCTGCGGAATGACTTCCGTCATATCAATATCATGAAATTCCTGCATTTTCTCAACATAATTGAGAACACAGGCCTGAAAAAGTGGAATATAGATCATTTCATATTCCTCTGTGACAAAATGAGTGCTGGTATTTCTTAATTCGATAATCTTTGAAAGGTTTCTTCTCAATGGAGCTTTTTCATTGGTAAAAATCTTTTGCAGGCATTTTTCCAATGTAATCGTCTTTCCCGGATTATCCCGATAGTAAATGCTCTCGTCTCCAAATTTGTTTATCATATGAGCTTTCAGCATCAGCTCCCATGCATTGCATATAAAAAAACTGAATCCCTCAACCCTGTACACGATAGTCGGTTTGTTATAAATTTCTATCGCCATAACAAACGCTTCCTTCGATTTTTCTACAAGCTTTTTCTGAAGCATTATATTCTCCCGGATATCTTCTCTTCCATGTATATTACTCGTCTATATCACCAAGCAAACTCTTAAGCTCCCCAACTGCATTGTTGATGTTTAATGCCCTCTCCTCAATCTCGGCAAGAAGCTCCGCAAGCGACCTATCGTCTATAACGCCTCCCGAACGAATCCATGTAATATCCAGACTCGTTTTATCTCTCGTAAGTATATCATTCTCATAATCAAATCTTCTCCATCGCCCTTCCTGATTCTCCTCTGACCATGTTTCCTTGCGATCTTGCAAATGCCCTGCACAATAGCATTCTACAAATTCGTCAAAATAGCTTCGTGTCAGCGGATTCGTTTTCCCAAATGAGGGCATATTAGAACGAAGATCATATATCCAAACTTCTTTTGTATTGCCCCTATCCTTGTTTCCCCTATTGAAAAAGAGAACATTTGTCTTAACTCCCTGTGCATAGAAAATCCCTGTAGGCAGTCTGAGGATCGTATGCAGATTACATTTTTCCATTAAATCTTTACGGATTTTTTCCCCATCATTATCTGCAAACAGTACATTATCAGGAAGAACCACTGCTGCCCTTGCCTTCCCATTCGTATTAAGCGAGCGGTAAATATGCTGCAAAAAATTTAGCTGCTTATTACTTGTCATATAAGTCAAGTCGTCCCTGCTGGCACGTTCTCCGCCCTTTTTTGTCCCAAACGGCGGATTGGTAAGCACAACATCATAATTCTTTAATACCTTACCCTGATTAGACAGTGTATCGCAAAGATATATTTCACCTTCAATATCATGGAGCATGGCATTCATAAGAGCCAGTCTGTGTGTTTCATGAACAAGTTCCGCGCCTGTAAATGCCTGATACTTTTGAAAATCCTGCTCCTCCTCCGACAGCTCAAACAACTCATCTGTGTGATTCTTTACATATCTATCCGCCGCTATCATAAATCCAAATGTTCCACATGCCGGATCATTACACCTTTCTCCCGGCTGTGGCGCAATAAGCTCAGTCATTATATCAATCAGAACCCGCGGCGTAAAATACTGACCGGCACCAGATTTCTTCTCGCTGGCATTTTTCTCCAACAGTCCTTCATATAAATCCCCAAGTTCTTCCTCCTTGACGCTATACCAATCAAGACTGTCAATACTGGTAATAATTTTTTTAAGATTTGCCGGCTCATCAATCTTACTACTTGCTCCAGAATATATATGCTGAATTTTTCCGCTGCCGTTCTCACCAAGTTCCTTTAAGAGTGTTGCATAAAATTTCTTTAATTCGATCCCGTCTTTCCCGCTAAGTTGATCCCATCTATATTCTTCGGGTATTCTTTTCTCAGTTCCCGTTTCCTTTGCCATTTTGAGGAAAAGAATATAGGTCAGTTCCGTAACATAATCCTGATAGGTAATGCCGTCATCCCTCAAAACATTGCATAAATTCCAAAGTTTCGCCACTATTTCGTTATTGGTCATCCGTTATTTCTCCTTCGTTACATCGCCATGTACATCGCATCGTTGATCTCTGCAATAAAATCATCCAGCTTATTTCCAAAGGCTTTATTCACACCATTGAATCCGCCCTTATTTACAAAGGCCGCTGATTCAAATGTTTCTCTGTTCAGCACAGTTTCTTTTAGTAATTGCGATTCAATGCGGTCAAGCCAGCCAATCTGTACCTTCGTCAGCTCTGTATGCGCCTTCTTTACCCTTGCCACAGCCTTATGAATTCTTTCATCTTTACTAATCAGCGCATCGCCGATGCTTCGCTGCCTGATAAAGCTGATGATATCTGCCGCAATATCCTCATTTGTCATATTTTTCCATGCCGTATTAAGCATAGTCTCACTAAAGTTATTTCGCTCCAATATCAATTTTAATTCCTTTAAGGACTGTCTTGTCAAATCCTGCGGTCTCGTTGCAACTATCTGAAGCGCAGCAATTTCATTCAAATGGGTTTCTATAAAATCACGAAACTCTTTTAGGTATTCTTCCGGCCTTGTTGCCTCACCATACCCCCGCTCATGTGCTCTTAGCTCATCTTCGGCATCACTAATCGCTTTTCCCCGTTTCCTCGGCATACTCCTAATATACCAAAATGCAGGTTTGTTTTTCTTAATCAGGTCTTTTGCCTGATCTGTTTTCAATTGCTTTAATCTATTTACAAATTCAATGGGCTCAAATCCCGTCATCTGGACAAACTGATCACGGAATTCCCGGCTCATTCCAGATTGATTGCGCCTGATCTTTGCAATAATCAAATCCACTTGATTCTGCTTCTGCGCTTGTGTTTCCATCATTTCAAAGCCATCAATCAATTCTTCGAAAGTGGTACCCGCATTCACCACAACCGGCTTCATATTTGTAACGGATTCCAGTGCATTATACACTCCTACCGCATCATATATCTCAAAATGTGTTTTTCCAATGTCATCGCAAAGTCGCGTCGCACGCCCAAGCATCTGCTCAAACAAAATCCTTGATTTAATTCTTCTGAGAAAGACAAGGTTTTCAATTTCTTCCACGTCTATCCCGGTCGTCAGCAAATCAACCGTTACCACTATATTCGGATAGGTATCATTTTTGAATTTTCTGATCACCTCATTGATTCTCTTCTGATTTCCGTTTTCTATAGATCCTGTAATTTTCATAATTGCCTCAGAACTTACTCCCTGCTCAGAATAAATTTCCTGTAGAATCCTTGTAACCATATCTGCATGTGCGTCGTCTACAGCAAACACAAGTGTCTTTCCCTTCTCATTCGGATCTATATTTCTGGCAATCTCTGTAAGCACTGTTTTATTGAAGTTTTCAGTAACAACTTCCCTGTTAAATTTATCCACTTCAAATCTTAAATCGTCATCTAACTGATCTGAATTTAAAATTCGTTTTGTAATCGGATCATAAATCGGAACTGTCGATCCAGCCTCAAAAACAATACCTTCTTCACTTAGTTTCGTTTTAATAATGTGAGGCGCGTCATGATCTACAAGATATCCGTCAATGACAGCAGTTCTGTAATCATAGGTATAGACCGGGCTGCCAAAAATTTCTGTGGTCTGCAGTGCCGGCGTTGCAGTAAGCGCAATTTTTATGGCATCAAAATAGTCGATTACAGAGCGGTATTTACTTCTATAATCTTCCTGATTTCTATATAACAGTTCCTCATCCGTCATTTCGTGATCGAGGATATATCCGCGATGAGCCTCGTCTACAATGACCAAATCATAATCAGTTGATCCAAGTCTGCAGTCGGATTCATCATACAGTACGCGCTTCACAAGACTTTGTACTGTACAGATATGAACCTTGGTATCTTTATCAAACTCTTTATCTTTCAATTCTTTTACATCATAAATCTTATTTAATGTCAAAAGCTCCTTTAGCTTAATCTCCTTAAAAGTATCCATTGTCTGCTCGCCAAGAGCATTTCGATCAACAAGATACAAAATCCTCTTAAACCTCTTAGCTGTGAGAAATCTGTAAATCATTCCCAATACCGTTCTGGTTTTTCCTGTACCAGTAGCCATAGCAATTAGTATTGATTTCTTATGTTCATTGATAATTGCGTCTTCTGTTGCCTTAATAGCCTCTATCTGATAATAGCGTAAATTAAGTCCGTCTGGATTCTCAATGTCCTCATATCCCGTAGCAACAAGCTTTTTATTCGCAGCCTCAACATCCTTTTGTAAGTCAAGTATCATTTCCTCTGGTCTTGGCCAAGCCGACACAGCAACTGGCACATTAAACGGCTCTCTGGTATCCAGTCCCCATATACCCGATTTTTCTTTGTATTGATCAAGATAAGGACGGCCATTCGTAGCGTATACAAACGGAACATAGTATTCCTGAAAACGTTTCAGAACATACCTCTGATCCCGTACCTTAATGTTCTTCGCATAATCCTTCGCCTGCACATTTAATGCCCCAAATACATCCGTATTCTGTTTCTTCGCTTCCACAATTGCTACAAGGATTTCGCCTATAAATAGCGCATAATCAGCATTTCCCCTATTACCCAAGCTACTGTCAGTTGGCCACTCAGCAATCGCTTTATATGTATTTTTCTCAGGCCTACATCCTTTTGAATAGCGGATATTCTGTGTATCAGCCTCCCAGCCTGCACGCCGCAGCTGCTCGTCTATCAGCTCTCTTGTCTGGGCTTCCGAAAGATTCACACCCGCCGCTTTTTTGTATGCCAGTAATCTTCTCTTTGAATCCGTACTTCCATTTTTTCTAATTCGCTCAATTTCTGCTTCCAGCGCAACATATTTCGCTTCAAGCTCACTGTTCTCTTTTTCCAGAATCTCGGCTCTGACTGTGATATCAACAGGCTCAATATATGGCTTTGGCTCATAAGTATAATCACCATATGTCTGCATAAACCATACGCCAAGATTAAACGTCAAATGCAAATTATCTTTCGCTCTTTTTAAGTCATCCACACCGGCATGCGCAGCATCATTTCTCATTTTGCGAATTACATACAGCGTATTGTCTATATCTTTTGGCAGAAGATCATTCTGCTTAAGTAGTTTAATCCGATTAGCATGTGTATTATCATAAGCCGACTCTGCAATCCCGTCATATGCTAGCATATATTTTACAAGTCGTTCCGCAAACATACCTTGTTTAATCATTGATGTATTTGGATCAGAATACACATAGTTTTCCGCCAGTTCACCCGTATTCGCAAGATCCTCCCAATGAGATCTCAAGAAAGAAAAATTCCCCATATTACATACTCCTTCTCATAATTCCTTATTATCAGAAGTTCATATACAAACAAATTACAGCCTCACATAATACTTTTTAGAAAACAATTCTCACAGACTCTTTCCAAAACCCGCCATGATCCGCTGTATTTTTCAGTATAGCACATCTCACGATAATAATCACCATAAAGGCACTTAGTTCAACACCCTGTTAACCCCAAATGCAAATTTACTTTATTTCTACATCAGTTTTTCTGGCCAGCAGGCACACCACCTCCACGCTATTACCTTTGTTGCCTAAATTTTGGGCAACATTTTCCACCTCAAAAGCATACTTAACTTTTTTGATATAAGTCTTAGTTTCCTTAATTTCATCTTTTCTATATATCTCAACTTCCGAAATCAGGGAATGAAGCAGTTTTCTCTTTTCATCATTCGTTAGCTTATCATATATCTTATCAAAATTCAGCAGTAATTGGAATATCTTTTCCTGATTTAACTGCTGTTCCTGCACAGCAGACAGCTTATTCAGGCTCCCCTCTCTCTGTACTTCAAGTTCTTCCATATCCTCATAAATTTTGTCCAGCCGCCTGTTCATATCTTTCCTCTTTCGGTCAGCGGACTTATCATCCTCCATGATATTGTCAATATCCCTTTCCAGATTGCCTTTATTCCTCTCTAACTGTTTAAGCTTTTTATCACAAAATTCCAAATCCTTTTCTATTTCCGACACATCCAAAGACTTCCCGATCTTCTGTTCCAGATATATTGTAAACTCTGGATTAGAAATCAACTTCTTCGTATACTCGACAACCTCTTTTTCAATCAGCTCTGCAGCAATCCCATTCCTGCTGCATTCCCCATGAGCGCCTGCCCTGTTATAATGTCCACAGATATATGACCTCGTTATTCTCGCTGTTTTATCCTGATTACTCCATTTGTTATAATTTATAACCATATGAGAACCACATTGAGGACATTTCAGCAATCCAGACAATAAATGCTTTGGTGTCTGCCCTATATTTTTATTTCCCTTACAGGCCCTGCTCTTTCTTTTCTGCTGCGCCATATCAAAAACTTCCTGACTTATAATTGCTTCGTGGGACTGTTCTACGGAAGAAATATATTCATCCTGTTTTTTCAGCTTATACTCTATTTCTCCTGTTTCTTCATTAAGACATTGGACAGTCTTTCTTCTGCCAAAAGCTACAAAGCCAGTGTAAGCAGGGTTATCCAAAATATGTTTAATCGTATGAGTGCTCCAGTCTGTAAATTGAAAGTCCTGTCTGTTTTTCGGAACTGGTTTCTTAATTCCATTTTTATTCAAATAATCCACAACGCCCTTAATTCCAACGTTTTCATTGACATATTTCTCAAAAATCATTTTCACAATATAAGCATACTCATTTGGAACAAGCCTTTCATCCACCACATCATAGGCAAAAGGGGCAAAGCCGCCATTCCAGCCGCCCTGCCTTGCCTTTTCCTCCCTGCCTAACATGGTCTGTGTGATAATATTCTCCCTTTCCATCTCCGCTATTGTGCCTAATATTGCAATCAGCATGTTCCCCATTGTGGTACTGGAATCAAGCCCCTCCTCCTTTGTCAGCAGGTTGACGCCATACTTCTGCAAAAGATTTATAGAGTTTAAGATATCCCTTGTATTCCTCCCAAACCTCGACAGCTTAAAGACCAAAACATACCCAACCGCAGAATCAGATCTCGTCACATCATAGATCATTTTTTGAAATTCTTCCCTACCCTCTATATTCTTTCCAGATCTTCCTTCCTCCACATAAACAGTTTCCACTTCATAGCCTTTCGCCTTTGCATATTCTACAAGTTCCCTTTTCTGTCCATCCAGCGAAAAACCCTCTACCTGACGTTCAGAACTGACGCGAATATAAATCACACATTTTGTCCTCTTTTCAAATAAATTCTTCTTTACCATAATTTTAAAATCTCCTTTCCATTTTATGTATTGACAATGCCAAAAGCTAAAACAACCATATATGTCTGCAGGCAAGGGTATGTACCCTCTGCCTGCCCCGTTTTAAAATTTTGCGGATTTTCATCCGCTGCATACTTGACAAGAACATCTGCAAGTACACAAATGAACTGCTTGAAGTTTAACTCCATAATGATCTGGCTTTCTTCATCTGCCACAGGAATCATTTCTTCTGTATACCCATGTTGCACAGTTCTAAAATTATTGATTGTTTTAACCTTTTTCATAGGACTTTCCCCTTTCTAGGGATATGCCATGGAAGCCACCCTCATTTTAGCGCGCTCTCCCACATTTGTCAGATCCCTGCTTTTTTATTTCATTTATTTGTTTTTTAGGTTTGCATAACCGGCGTTGCCGGTTATGCAAATGAAGCTATTAAAAGAAAACATTTTCCGCATTAGCCAATATCGACAGAATTTCTATCCGTGGCCTGTCCCAAGGCTCCAATCCATTATTAAAGTTCCACCTCTTAAGCCACATTCTGTCCCCAGGTGCATCTGCCAAATTACTATTTGGTGGCAAAGAAACATATTTGCATTGATAGTCTGCGAACTTTCCTTCTCTTATTTCATAGCCATTTTTTATTAAAAGTTCTTCCATATGCGAATCGCACCATCTGTCACTATCCAGCTTTGAAAATAACAGTAGCCATATATCTTCACATTTCACATAAATGATCTCCCCATCCAGCCGATACCAATCTGATGTGCAGGATTCTTTAAAGAAATGCTCCCATAGCTTTTCTTCCGTTACTTTTGAGAGAATCTCATCTGCAATGACCGACACTATTTCCCATATAACCTGATTTATTGTTTTTGTTCTGGTTAGTTCAACCCGTTGTATGCCAATGTCAAAATAGTAATAAAAACCATCACCATCCACATTCATTTTGGGAGAACCATCTTCATCCACAAACTCAATTCCAATCACTTCTTCTATAACTGTGCCTATAATCCTAAAAATGTCATCATCTATATATCCCATCGGAACATCCATGCTGATAGGAGAATCAAATGCCCATTCTTCATTAAAGATGCTTATTTCTTCCGCCACATGTGTTGAAATTTCTTTATAAAGATTTTCTATATATTTCCTATCCACCATTAAGTGTGAAAAGCGCGATGGAGCTTTTTCATTTAAAAATGACCACACAACTTCGCTGATGATACTGTTAAGTGTTGAATAACAATCAATATTGACAGAATGGCCTTCAACATAGAAATAGTATTCCGCACCATCTTGTTCTTCCACACCTTCAAAGAAGATTGGGCTTCGGTATTCATGTATCCTTACTTTCAGCGTATCTGCCAGTATATCTGTTACCTTTTTAAAAGGGAACTGAAAGGCCCTTACACTGGTGTCCATTGTCAAAAATTCTTTTTCATCCTGTACATGTTTATTTTCTTCGGCTAAAAGTGCCTGCATTTTGCGCTTCAAATCTTCCTTGACTTGCAGCACCATTTGATTTTTATTTTGTTCCATATTTTTCTTTTCCTTTCTTCTTATTTATTTGTCACGTGACTTTTCCTGTTGCAATCAGGTCTTCTGGGATTCTCAATCCTCTTTTATCATGTCATAAATTTTTTAATTTGTCTTCGGGCGTGAAATGCCTGAAATCCCCAAACCACGACCTGTCGCAGATTCAGTTTTTTCATATATCCAAGGCATATCCATACAACTATATCTGATATATAATTCATAATAGGATTGATTATAATGATTGAAAAAGGAGAAAGGCATATGGAAAATAACGGATATACCATCATAATAGATGATGTTTTTAACATTAAGATAGAAAATGGCTTTAACAATAACTTTATGGAAACTGCGCTGATTGATTCCAGCGACAGGCAGGAAGTAGAAAACTGCATTGTCCGTTTTTATGATAAAAACAGCACACTTACACGAATACAACATGCAGTTTCCGCAACTGTAAATAATGTGGATATTGACCTTGAAACCGCTGTGCTTCTCTTTCAGAAGAAAATGCTGCTTAAAAAATATAAGGATCTAAATGGGATTCCAGCAAAATACCGACAATTTAAAGAAATTATTGAAACAAAGATTGGAGAAATTCCTGTTGATGACGGTGTATTTGAATATATATCCACATTACACAACACATGCCCCGATAACCAGTATATCTGCCTGTTTTTTTTCAATACTCCTTCCATAGCGGAAACTACCTATGGTTATAAAGATTGCGCGGATATTTTTGAAGACTTTGCAGAACAGAGTGTTACCCCTTACACCCTGTGTTATCTGAAAAAGGACCTGACGGTGGAAAAACTTGCTATTCTCATCCACAATGCGAACTTTTTAGGCCTTAACACACACATAAGCATAAGTGCTTTTTACAGACCTCGCCGCATAACCGATTATCTGTACTGCACATCTGCCATAATGATAGATTTAGACTATTACAAAACTGAATATGAAGATATTGACAATGACAAGGATTTCTGTCAGGAATTACAGCCATTCATTGATAAATTAGGATATGAACCTACTGCCATTGTGAGTAGCGGGCATGGATATTACCTTTATTTCAGGTTAGATAAGAATATCAATCTGAAAAGTTCATCCATGCGGAGATTATACCAGACCACCGTACAGAAGATGATTAAGATATTTGAACCAATCGGAGCTGATCCTGCCTGCTCAGATTTGACAAGAGTTTTTAAAGTCCCTTCTTCTATAAACTTTAAAACAGGCAATCAGGTTACAATATGCCGCTTCAATCCAGACATCACCATAAACCTGTCTGCCCTTGCGGATTCTCTGGGCATCCATACCGTAGAGCAGAATAACAGGACCGCTTTTCAGAAATATCACAAAGGGGCAAAAAGCAGGTATACCAATGCCAATCAGCAGCGCATGGAAGACTATGAGCATCTCCTCGCTTTACGGAATTATGATCTCCCCCATATGAGGGATCTGTTTTTCCTCTATGTCTCCATCAACTGCTATAATATGAATATGCCCTGCGAGGAAGTCCTTGCCTACTGCTCCAATCTTAACAGCAGACTCCATGAGCCACTCCCTGACATGGAATTAGAAAGAACTATATCATACCTTAACAACCAACTAGATGAAAATGGAATCTGCAAGGTAAAATATAAAAACAATCACATTGTAGAAGCCTTACATATCTCTGACAGAGAACAGGAATCCATGCACCAGTTGATCAGCACACAGACAAGAGCGAAGCGGAAAAAAGCATGGGATAAAGCCAATGCACATTTCAGGGTTTTAGAAAACAGGCACAGACAGAATGAATTGCTGAATGAAATGCTTTATTGCAGGTTTATGGAAAATATGTCTGACAGGGAGATTGCACAAGAATTTTCTTTAGATATAAGAACTGTGAACCGAAGGATCGGAAAAGGACCGGCAAGCAATCAAAGATTGCTTGCCGAATCTACAGAACAGAAAAAATATTATGAAGAAGACAGTATCTGCTTTGAGGTTCATTCCCTAAAAAAACAGGGATTAAAATACCAAGCCATCGCCGACTTGCTCCATTTAAGCGTCAGATCCATCAAACGATACGCCAGCCTTATTAGGCTGTACCACTAACTGCTGAAACTCAGATCAGCAGTTTTTTATTTTAAAAGTGCCATGGAAATCTGCAAAAAAAGAAAGACGCAAGTATTCTCTTTCTCTGGCAGGGGAAAATTGCTTATTCACGTTTGTTTTTTGAAAAAAACATTCCCATCTTGTATTCTATAAGTAAAATCTGTTATTTCTTCATCTTCCAGATAATTTCCTATATTTGCAATAATATCAAGGTTGCAGTATAGTTTGCACTCTATTTCTTCATTTGCACTTGCATAAATAAAATTATCATAGTCCATAAAACAGGTATCACATTCTCTGCACCCTAAAAAAATGTATTGTTTTCCATCCACAGCCAAATAAGCATCTTTTATCCGCAATGAGTAAATACAGTCCCCATATCTCCTGTAAGACAGCACACATACCTCATAACTGTTCAATTCCTCTATGTTCCTGTACCCCTTTGTAATATTCCAACTGTCCAACAGGTTAATGAACTCCTGCTCATGCAGAAAATACCAGTCAAAACAGGCAGACACTTTATATTTCATTATTGCCATATCATGATTTTTTAAAATATTGCACACACAGCCTTTTTCTCCAAATACATACAATTTTGTTTGCTGCTTCATTTGTTCTGTAAAATATGTATATGTGTAACGCGGCACTTTATAGTAGACGAAAAAAGCATTTTATTTTCGACAGTATAAACACCATTACGGCACCTTCAT